TCCGCAAGGATGCCTAGGCCTGTAAAACAGGCTCAGACCACATTTTAAAGTGGTCCCCACCAAGTTGGCAGTGGTGGTAACACCGCTATTCAACATCTTAGTACCCCTGTTAAAGGGAATTATTGCTAAGAAGGTTACTGGAAGTCCTATTCCAGGCTAAGGGAACATTCTCTTATGAGAATGGTCTATTATATGCGACACTTTTAATAGTGCCTACCATTGAAAGTCACCTTTAAGGGGTGCGACATTGTAAATGCCGTTTTACTTTGTACGGTATATAATAGATCCCTGATGCAGACGTAACGCGTCTATAAAAGCGTTGGTATGGTAGTCACCTTAAGAACTAAACACATTTAAATATCTAACTATGATTAAAAGTCAAATTTGAAAAATCGTTATAAAACTAACAATGTTTCTCTTTGACGTTAATAACCATAGTGACACTAAACGGTTTATGAAACTCTTATTTCATATGTTAAAATGCAATGGCTCTTTATGAACTATTGCATATATGAAGCAAGTTCGTTTACACATTACCCGTTATATGGTTGGAAAACCATTAATGGTTAATGATAAACGAGTTTCATTAATTCGTGGTTTTCCCACGCGCTTTATGTTTCTTAGAAAGTATATAGACTCTGGCCGACTCAGTGAGATTAAATTTATTTTAACCTTACTGAACGTATCAAAGTGTATTACTCCTAAGAAAGGAGAGGAATGACCAGTCGACTATTCTACAATTACTAATCCCTATAAAGGGAAAGTATATACCATTCCAAAATGGTTTATACAAAAGTGATTGAAGGATAGAGGATTAAGAGCTTATACTCCACATTATAGTCTTGATGACTTTTATGTGAGTATGAAATCTTCTCCTACTGGTCCTGCATTGATGTCATTGTGAACAGCTATTATACACTGTTCATATGGCACTTTGCAAACGTTCCTAAATATTATGAATTGCAAGTCCCATTTTAAATCTTCTTATTGATGTTATTCAGTTAATCTGAATGACCTCTTTAATAAGTTTTATACATGGGCTTTCAATAACTATAGTGACCTTCCCAAGGATCTCAATCGAGATCGTGGGTTAAAGTCATTACGTATTGGAAAACTTGCAATTGTGGATGCTCCTGAAGGTAAGAAACGTGTAATAGCCACAGTTGACTATTTCACTCAATTCTTACTTCGTAAGATTGGAATGGAAATCTTTCGTAATTTACGAAAGTTACCATCTGATCGAACGTTTACTCAGGATCCACATAATAATTGGTTGGGAACGGATTCCTTTTATTCCTTAGACTTGTCCGCTGCAACAGATCGTTTCCCTATTGCCTTACAAGCCAAAGTTCTTAAATATTTATTTAAGAATGATGACTTGGCAAGGAATTGGGTTCACCTTCTGATTGATCGGGAGTTTGAACTTCCCGGTGATACAATTGAATATGTTAAATATTCAGTTGGTCAACCTATGGGAGCTCACTCCTCGTGGGCAATGTTCTCTTTAACCCATCACTTAACCGTTGCCTGAGCTGCATATTTATGCGGCAAAGACAACTTTAATAATTATATATTATTAGGTGACGATATTGTCATTCGTGACAATAAAGTCGCTAATAAGTATATAACTATTATGACGAGGTTAGGTGTAGACATCTCTGTTGCAAAGACACATGTATCGAAAGATACTTATGAATTTGCGAAGAGATGAATAAGAGGTAGTTTGGAGTTGACGGGTGTTCCTTTACATGGTCTTGTTGCCAATATTACTAATCCAAAAATAGTTTTTACTATTTTATATGATTATGTAATAAGAAATGGTAACTTGTACTTATATAAAGGTTCACTCCCTAACTTGGTATTGAATTTATACAAGGGTATGACTTTTAAGCGTTATATTCGAAAAGATAAGAGATGAATCTCTTATTCTTTTCCATATAAGCTTTTAAGAAATACCCTTGTTAGGTTTAATACTATGGTACGGATTACTCAAGGTCTCGCTACACTCGAAGAGCAACGTCAGTTGCTCGGTTGAGCTACACGAGATAATGAGCAATTTGTACTTCCAAACGAAAAGGATATGCCCCTTTTAATGAAAGGGGTCCTTTCGAAAGGACTAGTAAGTATGGCTTATTCTGCTAATAATAAAGTAATTGGTCTCTATAATCAATTAAAATCTTTCTGTGAAGAAAGACTATTGATTACTGATATCAATGACCTTTATTATCAACCTTTCTTTCATGCGATTTACTCGCATTTAAGAAGGGTCAGAGCAGAACTTTATAACTATATCCAGAAAGACGACTTCACTCTTGTGGATGCGTTAGATCGCATTATGTATATCGATTTCGATGTACTAACTGCTTTCAGACGTAATCCTAGAGTGCATGTCGCTAATATGGATAAGTTATATAGTAAGTCATTTACTCTGATACGAAAACCAATCGATGAACTGTATTACGGTTCATGGTCTGGTGTCGATTCAGAGTCTGTTACTTCATGGGCCGTCTCTTTGGAGATGAACCATGAACAACTTTTGAATGAACTTACAGCCGTGAGAAACCAAAGTGTCACTTTACCTTCTGATCTTAACGATTGAGAAAGTGCTTGAGACATTCCTGGAGAGCAATCTCCTTGAACGCCTTGGCACAGACCTCATGGTGAAGATCTGAAGTAGGTTATTAACCCAAAGTGAAACTTGTTAGTTTCCTCCATTAGGAG